TATATGAGTATTTTAAAGAACACCCAGATTTCTATGATATGGGAAAAGAACTGAATATTATTCAGAGAGACGATTTAGTTCCTGTCTTAGAAGATGTAAGCGAATATAGAAAAGACATAGAGTCTTTTTTTCGGGCTGTTTCAAATATAAATCAAGTCACAGGCGACTTCACACATTATGAAGGCTCGAGTGAGAACATCTTTCGACTTATTAAAAACGGTTTACTAAAATACGATATCGAAGTAGTACCAGTTTATATTATGAGAGATCCTATTCAGAGGAGTTGGTCTTCTTGGAATATGATTGGAGGAGGTAAAATTCCAAATCGGTCGTTAGCTTCACGATTTGTCATGAGCAATTTCATATCATGTAAATATAAAGAAACTATCGAAGCTTTGGACAGTGTGTTCGCAAATCCGCTCTACTTCTTTTATGAGGATTTTTTTACTCAAACCAATATCAATCAGATATGTGACGAGTTAGAAATTTCTCGACATCCAGCAGAATGTGATAATAAAGCAGGAGCTTCTTCCTATAAGAAAATGCCAAACAGTTTCGTCAAGGCTTTTGGTAAATCTTTAAAGAATAAAGAGGCTGCTAAATATGTTTTTGAAAGATTTGAAAATGTACCATGGAAACTCGAGGATTATTCGTAGATCTACTCTCGATGAAGATATTCGCTTAACTTTTCTTGAAGGTTTAAATAGGCATACGAACATGCATTACTTTGATCGTAATGCGCCTACAAATAAAACAGATGAAGCTGTGCTTGAATTTCTCGACAGAGAACAGTTTAATTGTAACAAAACTCATATTGAATATTGGTATCAGGCGTATAAATCTTCTGGAGATTTGTGGCCTCATGTAGATTTTAATGAAAAGCTTCGGCACAGAATTGAGGCTGGAGAAAAGTTGAAACCAGAAGAATTAATGTCTCCAATTACCATATCGTGTTACTTAGAAGCAATCGATCTTGAAGGCGGAGAATTTTGTATTTCTGAAAGAAGTTGGTTAGACTATGAAAAAGAACTGAGCCCTCCGGAAGTTTTAAAAGAAGAATTGTTAAAATATACACACGAGTCTTTTCAACCTACCGAAGGTGCGGTCTTATACTTCGAAGGCAGTCGATACTACCATTGGGTCAATGAAATCAAAAGCGGCTCTCGCAAGAGCATACTCATCAATTTCTGGGACAATTGTAGTCTTAACTCCACTTCGCCCAATTAATTTCTAATGTCTATATTACCAGAAATAGAAATACGATGTTCGTCTGAAGTTTGAAACGGATATACCTGATGCTTAAGATAATTTGGAAACATAATAAGAGAACCTTCCCATGTCTTATCAATATCTAATTGAGTCGTACTAATTCCACCGTCTAATGAGTTATAAATGAATTCAAACTTTGATGCAACTTTATAGTTTGATTCTCTTACATTTGGCATATTTAATTCCTCTTCTAAATCATAAGGAATTGCAATCCATATCACCCATGAAATAGCTTTGTGGTGAAAATGTATTGGATTATATTCGTGTTTCTTCTGAAAATTTACCCAAGCATCATTATCAATGACATAATTATGATTTTCATAAAAATTAAATTTTCTTCTATATTCAAGAAACGTTTGCTCTATGCATTCTCTAAACTGCCCGTTAATAACATACTGAAATTCTGTTTCTAATTGCCCAGCTAAATTAGTATTGTATTTTTCCGGATTATTATCAACTTGCTTTTGCAAGTCACAAGTCAACTCAGCAAAAATAGAAACTGGAATTCTTGTTTTAAGAACTCCTGGGTTATAAAGTTTTATTTCTGAAAATTCTAAGTTCATAATTTCACCGATAATAATTTAGTTAATAGTAATTGTAGAGGTGTCTTTACATATGCTCATAGTACCTTCGCAACAGATATTCCAATCTTGACCTGTCTTTGCCCCACGGCTTGGAACATTAATGATAACATTTTTACATAGATATTCTTTACCATCTTCGAAAACGCGCCAGACATGATCTTCTGTCCCGCGATTAGGTTGTCCTCTTGATTGATTGAATCTTATCATAAACTCAGACATATTAGATTATTTCTGCTGTTGCATCATATACTATAGGTTCAATGTACGGACGTGTACCAATGTTCATGTGAATAAATTTGAAAGGTTTGGTTGATGTGTTACGAGTAAAGCTATGCGGTAGCCAGGAATTTGCAAACATTAGTTGACCAGGAACTGGCGTAAAATTAATAGACGATGTTGCTGTGGTAATGTTAGAAGAATTATGTTCGTATAGTGGTAACATAAGTTTCATTGGTCGCGGATCATGAATCACCATTCGCGGAGGATCTTTCGGGCACTCTAAAAAATAAAAAGCAACTAACTGACAGTCGCTGTGATTATGATACTCCATTGATGAATACTTATGGTGTTCTTGACTCCAACATTCGGTAAGATAAGTCGAAAGTCCATTCATGTTGTATCCTTGATCGCTCAAAAGATTCCATGCTGTGTTTAATGTGTACTGTATCAGTGGAAGAAGATCTTCTTCGTTAGACACATCTGCTTGCACGACTGGATATACATCGTTTATTTTTGTTATTTTGCGCGCGGCCCTTAACGCCGCATTTGATGCTGCTCTTGAGAAATCAAGAAGTTCTGGCTTCATAATACTATAGATAGGTGAGCTAAAATACTGCCACTGATCAAGTATGTCTGTCATAATAAAATCCTTATGTTATGTATATTGGGAAAGATCAGCCTCTATCACTGTATCTAAAAACAGTCGGTTTCCAATCTTATTCCAACCACTGTTGACTTGATAAAATATATTTAAACCGTTGTTCAAACCATACTGAATAGCCCAACTAAGTATTTCGGCTGTTAGCGGAGCGCCTGCTTCAAGCAGTTGTAAAAAGCTAAGATCAGGATTTTCGTGTTGTCTCCAAACCATAATTACGTTTGATTCGTCTGGTTTCATCCACATCGGAATAGTATCAAGACCGAGTGGAAACTTTTCATTTCCTAACCATACACAGCTAAACGATTTGCACGGATTCTCAGGTCGTTGTTCATGTATCGAACATCCTTTTGTAGTTACAAAATGACATTTCCTTCCTGGCCAAAATTGATGGCCAAGAGCTTCTCCAGTTAACCAACCGCAGCACTTCGTGCAACTTCCACATTCTCTTGTCATATTATCTCACTTAAATTGAGGACCAGCTAACCATACTACTAGAGTTTTACGAATGCCTTTTGTCACAGGAGTTACTCTGTGTAAAATAAAGGACGGGAATGCAACTACTAAACCTTTTTGTTTTGTGACTTGAGTCGGCACGGGTGCATCAAATATCTCAAGATCTCCCCCCTCGTATTCAGAAGGATCAGATAATTGTATTACAAGAGATAATTTGCGAGGCGCATTCGTTGCATTTCCACCTCTGTCAAGATGCCACGTATAATGATCGTCTTTTCCATCGTATATAGTATACTGAAAGTCCTCTACAAATCCCCATATATCTAGATTGAAGAATTCACCGTTCAGTTGTCTTGCTATGAAAGCAATTCTATCATATATAAAATTAGTCTCGGGCGTAAGATTTATCCAACCTATTTTAGATGATCTAACTGCTTCTTCAACTTTACTATCAGGTCCAACACTAGCAGATTTGATCGTGAGACTATCACCAATACTAACTATTTTATCGATCTCTTCTTCAGTAAAACCATCACGCCATGATGCAAAAGAAATTTCTGGTATACCTAACGATGGAGAAGGAGCTATTTGATATACTGCCATTATTTACGCTCCCAAATATTATCTCGATAATGGGATTCATGACTTTGAAGCTTTCTACGTGTACCTTTGAGTGCTTTCAGTTCAGTTTCATTGAATGCTCTACATACATTTTTCGAAAACAAAGTATCTCTTTTAATTGGAATAACCTGCATTAACGGTGTACCAGCAGGTAGAATACCTTTAAAATTGGGTTCGTTCCAAACAAATGGAAAGTTAATAAACTCAAAATAACCATCGCAGTCTACCATACCCGAAAAACAAGTAAATCTTGGATCAGGTCTATTTAATGGTGGAACAAACAACAGTGAGTATCCTTTCGGGCAGTTGATTGCCCACCAGTTCATGAATTTAATTGGAGGTTTTGGTAAATGTGGAGCGGGGCATTTGTCAGATGTTACTTGCCACTGTAAATGATTCTCGATCATTGCTCTCGGATATTTGCTGTTGTATTCAATGAACGAACAATCTTCATTCGAAGTGATTTCAACATCAGCAACGAGTGGAATAATCCAACCCGTGATCATCGCATCAAGAAAAGGTGGGCATCTTTTGAGAGTAGATTGATCAAAGCCTACATCCTTCTTCATTGGCAAAGCTTTATACCATTCTGGTATCAGTTTGCGGGCAGGATAAGGTTCTGGTATATTTCCTAAATCATCATCATAGCAAAGAAATTCTAGTTTAGGCTCATTCTTTTCAAAAAACGAAAACATCAATTTTGTCCATTTCCAGGTTTTTCATAGTGTATTCCACCAGATTCAATAAATTTTTTACATTGCTCGACGTCGCTCGCACCTCTCAGAATATGATCATCATGCAAACTAAAATGTAAGCTTGAGATCCATATTCTGAGATGTGGTGGAAGTTTGTCATAGCAACGCATTACCAATGCCATTCTTTGTATGTTAACATGTTCCAAATGAATGACTCTATTATATATATGTAAATTACAGGGCTGCTAGTTCGACTAAGTTGCTCTCTGTGATGGCATCTAAGCCAATCAATGCTTGTTTGACTGCGGTAAAATCGTCATGTTTTTCATCGTAGATGACAAATGGAAAATCAGTAAATTCTCCAATATCCCATGTATTTAGAGCATTGAATACAGATTCGTATTGACTACTATCGTTGTATGATAAATGAGTAAACTCAATGTTATTATCCTGTAGCCACTGATAGGCTGCAGCAGAGTCGTTGCCACCTGTCGTAGTCAAACCAGTATAAAGATAAACGTCTTTAATTCCTACTAGCATGTATTGTTTCCTTTTTGTTATTTGTGCTAAAATGTTACACTCATCGTACCATTAGCGCTGCCTGTTCCAATATTTATAGAAACTATTTGATATGGGTATACTTTTACTGATACTGAATTTGTCGTAGTACCAATATTACCAGCGTTTCCTGATGCTCCAGGATTTGATGTGCCGGCTGTTCCGGCGGTCGCTCCAGTTCCAGCACTACCTGCTGTGCCAGTATTTCCTGCTGCTCCTGCGCCTCCTGGATTTCCAGCCGCACCATTTGTAGCTCCAGTTCCAGCTGCTCCTGTTGTGCCAGCATTACCAGCAGCTCCGGCACCGCCTGGGTTTCCAGCCGCACCATTTGTAGCTCCAGTTCCTGCATTGCCAGTCGCTCCAGCATTTCCTGCTGCTCCTGCACCTCCTGGATTTCCAGCTGCACCATTTGTAGCTCCAGTTCCTGCATTGCCAGTCGCTCCGGCATTTCCTGCAGCGCCGGCATTACCAGGACTTCCTGCTGCTCCTGGATTTGCTCCAGTTCCTGCCGCTCCTGTTGTACCAGCATTTCCGTTGGCTCCTGCACCGCCTGGACTTCCTGCTGCTCCTGGATTTGCTCCAGTTCCTGCCGCTCCTGTTGTACCAGCGCTTCCTGCAGCGCCGGCATTACCAGGACTTCCTGCTGCTCCAGCGTTTGCTCCAGTTCCTGCGGCCCCAGTATTTCCAGCACTTCCATTGGCGCCTGCATTACCAGGACTTCCTGCTGCTCCAGCGTTTGCTCCAGTTCCTGCGGCTCCTGTATTTCCTGCGCTGCCTGGTGTTCCTGCATTACCTGAACCACCGGCAGCGCCCGAAAGAAGTCCTCCATTGCCGCCTGCGCCGCCGTTGCCGTTAGTAGCACCACTTATGTTGCCTGAATTACCCGCGGTACCAGCATTGCCGGCGCCGCTACCACCTTGCTTTAAAGTCCAACCCGATGCTCCGCCTCCGCCTCCGCCGCCTCCGCCGCCTCCGCCTACACCAGCGTTGCCAGGAGATCCGGAGTTACCCGCCGTACCACCAGCTCCTCCTGCACCACCGGCGCCATTTGTTCCTGGGTTACCAGCATTGCCAGTGGCTCCTGGATTCCCAGCATTTCCTCTTGCACCGCCTGCACCACCAGCACCGTTATTTCCTGGATTACCAGCATTGCCAGTGGCTCCTGGATTACCAGCATTACCAGCAGCACCGCCTGCACCACCAGCACCGTTATTTCCTGGATTGCCGGCATTACCAGTGGCTCCTGGATTACCAGCATTACCACCAGCTCCTCCTGCACCACCAGCCCCATTGGTGCCAGGATTGCCTGTTCCTCCAATACCACCAGATGTCCCAGCTGTACCACCAGCACCACCAGTTCCTGCAGCTCCATTATTACCGGGATTGCCTGTTCCTCCAATACCTCCGGAAGTACCGGCCGATCCTCCGGCGCCGCCTGTACCAGCAGCTCCATTGTTACCGGGATTGCCTGTTCCTCCAATACCACCAGATGTCCCAGCTGTACCACCAGCACCGCCAGTTCCTGCAGCCCCATTATTTCCGGGATTGCCTGATCCACCTGGATTTCCAGAAGTTCCGGCCGAGCCAGCTGCTCCGTTTGTAGCATTTCCTCCAGCCCCACCAGTACCACCGGTTCCACCTGGAAAATTAGCTAAGGAACCAAACGTTGAAACGTTGCCTGGGTTTCCACTTGATCCCGGATTTCCGTTTGCTGCGCCAGTCCCAGCATTACCAGCAGCTCCGGCACCGCCTGGATTTCCTGCTGCTCCTGGATTAGCTCCAGTGCCAGCATTACCATTTGCTCCAGTATTTCCTGCTGCTCCGGCATTTCCAGGGCTCCCTGCTGCCCCTGGATTAGCTCCAGTGCCGGCATTACCATTTGCACCTGGATTTCCTGCTGCGCCGGCATTACCTGGATTGCCAGTAGATCCAGCGGTTGCCCCTGTTCCTGCATTACCATTTGCTCCAGTATTTCCTGCTGCGCCTGCATTACCTGGATTTCCTGCTGCTCCAGCAGTTGCCCCTGTACCTGCGGCCCCTGTTGTGCCGGCATTACCATTAGCACCGGCACCGCCAGGACTTCCTGCTGCTCCGGCGTTTGCTCCAGTTCCAGCCGCCCCTGTTGTGCCGGCATTACCATTGGCACCAGCTCCACCAGGACTTCCTGCTGCTCCAGCGTTTGCTCCAGTTCCTGCTGCTCCAGTATTTCCAGCATTTCCATTGGCCCCAGCTCCACCGGGACTTCCTGCTGCTCCAGCAGTTGCCCCTGATCCTGCGGCTCCAGTATTTCCAGCACTTCCATTGGCACCCGCACCACCTGCACTCCCTGAATTACCAGTCACTCCGCTACCGCCGCCTCCGCCGCCGCCACCGCCGCCGCCGCAAACGCACCCCCCAAGATTTGCGCTTCCACCAAAGCCACCATTTCCTCCGCCAGGAGAGCCTCCGGCGCCGCCGGGGGCAGAACAAGGCGCAAATGGGGTGCCAAAACAACCGCAGCCACCGCCCGGACTACCACCGCTACCGGCTCCGCCACCGCAAGGTCGGGCTGAACCTTGTCCGCCGCCTCCTCCCGTACCTGCGCTACCGCCAGTGCCACCAGCACCGCCGGCACCATTATTTCCTGGATTTCCAGAGTTTCCTGTGGCACCTGGATTCCCAGCATTTCCTCTTGCACCGCCAGCACCGCCGGCACCATTGGTACCAGGATTACCAGAGTTTCCTGTGGCACCTGGATTCCCAGCATTACCAGCAGCACCGCCAGCACCGCCGGCGCCATTTGTTCCTGGGTTACCAGCATTGCCAGTGGCACCTGGATTCCCAGCATTACCAGCAGCACCGCCTGCACCACCGGCACCATTAGTACCGGGATTGCCGGAGTTTCCTGTCGCTCCAGCATTTCCAGCAGTACCACCAGCACCGCCAGCTCCGCCAGCACCATTCGTACCTGCATTGCCAGTGGCACCTGGATTCCCAGCATTCCCTGCAGCACCTCCGGCTCCTCCTGGGCCGCCAGCACCGTTTGTGCCAGCATTTCCTGATGCGCCGGGATTTCCAGATGTTCCAGCTGTACCACCAGCACCGCCAGCTCCGCCGGCCCCGTTTGTGCCAGCATTTCCTGATGCGCCAGGATTGCCAGATGTCCCAGCTGTACCACCAGCACCACCAGTTCCTGCGGCCCCATTATTTCCAGGATTACCAGCATTGCCAGCAGTACCAGGATTGCCTGCATTACCAGCGTTTCCATTGCCGCCACGACCAGATATATCTATAGAATATACGCCTGCAGGAACGACGAATGTTGCGGGGGCATTGAATACTTGTGTGGCTGGAGCAGCCTTACCTGAAGCTCTAAATACATTTAATGGCATCGTATAACCTTCTTATTAACCTGTATTTGCAAGAGATAAGGCACCGAGATATGTTGTACCTCCGTCGAGGGTAAAGAAACTGAAGACATCGATTTTATTTGCACCAGTTGACATCGTCGGTGTCGAAGCATTCGGATATTTAACAGAAGCCGGCCACGTGATTATTCTCGATCCCGTGGCGTCTTGTTTACAATGAAGTGTGAAACTGTATGCATTGCCCGATGCAGGAGGATTTGAAAATGTAATTGTAATAGACGCGTTGGCCAATGTCAAATCGAATACGTTGGATAGTGATAAATCTACAGTGTGAGTAGTTGTTGTTATAGTATTGGCAACAACTGCTTCTTTGTATGAAGCAAGCTTAGGATTACTTAACACATTATTTGCCATTGCAACGTTGGCATTAAGAGTAGTAATACCAGCTACTTGTAGCGTCGAGGTTACGTTGGCAAAACCAGTGATCGTAGTATTACCGGCAGCAAGGGTGGTAATTCCAGATGCAGCACCTGCGGCTACAAGAGACGAAACAGCAAGTGGTTGACTGTTTGTAGACCAGCGATCATTTGTTTCATCCCAGACGAACTGAACGTTGGCAGACGTCCCGCGCATGATCTCGAAGCCAGCATTCTCAGTAGGAGGATTAGCTCCAAGATCTGCATTCAGCGTAACAATATTATCACCAACGTCGAGTGTTGTGGTGTTCACGTAAGTTCTTGTACCGGAAACTGTCAGGTTACCCGAGAGTGTAAGATCGGCGATTGATAATGTGGAATTCACATGAATACCAGTCGTATTGACCGTAAGTGTTGGCCCAGCAGTTACTCCAATTGTACCACTAGTTGTAATCGTTCCACCAGAAAGTCCATTAGCCGTGGCGACTGAGGTTACACCTCCACCGGTGGCACCTTGAGCACCTTGAGCGCCTTGAGCACCAGTAACACCTTGAGGTCCAGCAACACCTTGAGCACCAGTTGCGCCAGTTGCGCCTTGAACACCTTGAGCGCCGGCAACACCTTGAGCACCAGTTGCGCCAGTTGCGCCTTGAACACCTTGAGCGCCAGCAACACCTTGAGCACCTTGATCACCCGTTGTGCCTTGAGCACCAGTTGCGCCAGTTGCGCCTTGAACACCTTGAGCGCCAGCAACACCTTGAGCGCCTTGAGCACCCGTTGTGCCTTGAGCACCTTGTGCACCGGTTGCACCTTGAGCACCTTGAGCGCCTTGAGATCCGAGAGTAAGTGAAGCACCATTTAAAGTTGTAACTTGAACAATATCACCAGCAATCGCATTCGATGTAAGCGTTAAGACCGTGGTATTTGTCGTGTTATAGTCAACGGCCGCAATCTGACGCGAACCATTAATGAAGACGCTTTCAAGCCCTAAAGTATATACGAATGTGTTTGATGTGTCGTCTAATCCTGTAAACACCGTGGTATTCGATGTGACAGTAAACGTATAGGTATTCATGGTAGCAGCATTTGCCGTACCGCCTGAGCCCCAATAAACTCCTGTTCCATTCGATGAAAGAACTTGGCCGTTGGATCCAGAAGATCCGTTGGCTACGATCGTAGTGACAGCGAGAGAAGAGAGATTTGAACCAACTTCAAAGATGGCATTCGCAGCATCTGAAGAGAAGACTTTACGGTCAGTTAGGTTGACTGCAAATTCACCGTTATCAATAAAGCCGGAATTTGCTACGTCAGTAGTATTAGCTGTACGACCAGAAATTGTCGTGCGCTTAAATTGAAATTTATTTGCCATTCTCAACCTCTATATAGAGCAACGAAGCGGTTATGTAACCCCTAATATTCTATTTATACAGAAGTATCTTCAGCTTTTTTATTTTTATTTCCAAGCTTTTCAAGATCAACAATTTTTGCTTGAAGACTGGTCATGGTTTTATCGGCCATGACCAGTCTTGTTTCTAGCATGATGTTCTTACTTGTAAGATCATGTACACTCGCGAGTAATCGATTGATGTACTCATTTACAAATTCAGCTTCCATAAATTAGAATGTCCCGCCGTCGAGGGTTGCGTATACAACTGCTGTACCGTTAGACTGAAGCACGAATCCAGTAGAGCCAACAGCTAATTTTCTAAAACCGTTCGAAGAGTTAGCAACTAAAATGTCTTCTGCAGTAACAGTCGCGAGTCCAGTACCACCGCTTGTTCCAGGCAGTGCAGTCGAAAGACTCAATGTATTCGCTGTGATACCAACCGCGAGTGTCGAGTTCGCAGTAAGAGTAACGTTAGTCGCGTTCGAAACCAAACCACCAGAGTTTAGGAATGCTTGTAATGTAGCAGTAGTATAACCGGCTGCTGCAGTGTCTACAGTTGTTGTAGGTTCTGTTTGAGAACCAGCAAAGAGCTTATAAACGCCATCTGTAGCATCACGGAAAAGACCGGTATATTTAGCTCCAGTGGCACCGTATTGACCATAAAGACCGATATCAAGAATGTCGGTTGTTGCGTTTCCGTTTGCAAGCTCGATCAGCGAATCTTGGACTGTCAGGTTGGTAGTATCGATTGTCGAAAGCGTACCGAGAACAGTCAGATTTCCGGAAAGAGAAAGATCTGTAATCGAGAGTGCAGTATTAACATGGAGTCCAGCAGAGTTGACCGTGAGTGTTGAACCAGTGGTAAGGCCAACTGCATCTGCAGTGACATTAATACCGTTAGCAGCACCAACATGAACTCCAGTCGCGTTAGCTGTAAGACCATCACCGCCAACAACGTTGATACCAGCGCCATCAACAGAAATACCGTTAGCAGCTTTGGCAAAGACGCCTGAAGTATTCGATACAATACCGTTGTTTGCTACAACAGCAATCGTGGCTGCACCACCTTCACCAGATGAGGATCCAGAAATACCGTTACCAGCTGTGATAGTAGCAACATAGTCGCCTGATGTACCCGAACCAAGAGCAACGTCGCCTGAAAGTTGCGATGTGGCAATTGAAAGTGCAGCAGCATTGACATAAACGCCCGAGGTATTCGAAACAATCGTACCGTTACCAGATACGACATGCACACCTGTTGCGTTCGAAGCAATACCAGCTCCGGCAACAACAAAAACGCCTGTTGCGTTTGCAGATAGACCGTTATTTGCAATAACGTGTACGCCTGAGGTATTTGAAGCAAGACCGCTATTTGCAACTACAGCAATCGCGTCTGCAGAGACGCTGATACCGTTACCAGCACCAACATCAAGAGTTACCTCGCCAGATGTACCGCCACCAGTAAGACCAGAACCGGCTACGACTGATGTAATATCACCATCTTGAGGTGTTACCCAGTATACAGCTGTTCCGTTCGATGCAAGAACTTGTCCTGCAGTACCATTTGTGCCATTTGCATTAAGAGCAACGTTAGTTCCAATATTGATCTGTGTGGCATTTGCTACGAACGCCGTACCAACACTCACAATCGCTGCGTTCACGGTGCCTGTAGAGAATACACCGGTGGCATTCGCAACAAAAGAATTAGAACCAACGACGAAGTTACCGCCAGAGCCAGCAAGAACGCCGCCGGCAACAGACAGTTTATTATTGGTATTATCAAACGTAAAGTCTGCGTCTCCGGCTAATGCGCCAGAATTATTAAATTGAACTTGTGTATTTGAACCAGATACGCCAGAAGTAGGAGTTTCCCAATAAGCGGCTGTTCCATTTGAACTCAGTACTTGTCCGTTGGTACCCGTCGAACCATTGGCTGTAACTGTTGTCACAACAGCGTTAGCAACAATAATCTTGTCGATACCAGAGGTACCATTCGCAACGAGTGCTTGGTTGGCGGTCAGTATACCAGGATTAAATTTACCGGCAATGGTGATCGAAGCACCATTCGAACCAATAAATAAGTGATCGCCATTTGCTGTAAACGCTAATTCACCGTTAGCTAATGTTGGCGCATCAGCTGTCGTTAACGACCTTTTAATTTGAATTAAATTGTCTGCCATTTGGCTATTCCTTTTAGGTTAAAATGATCCGCCGTCGAGATCTACTGCTAGATCCGCGAATGACAGTTGTCTCACCTCATATTTATCATTTTGAGAATTGTAGATTAATGTAGCGCCATTGGCGGCTTCAACGACGCTGACGTCGAGTATGTTTTCAATACTTCGTATTTCTTGAATTTGATTTTTCAGAGTAATAGGACCAGCAGATGATAATCTGCCGTTGTTATTTGTAATTGTAGCGACTAAACGAGATGCACCTGCCATTATCTTGTAACTCCTGGTGTAACTGTGACGATACCTTCAACAAGACGAGAAACTGTTCCGCTGCCATCAGTCAACTCACAGTCATATACGTATCTTCCGGCTGTAAGGCCATTTGTGGTATTTGCCGACATCGAAAGAGCGACGACGCCAGTCACAGCAGTAATCGAAACTGTAAATGCGGTTTGAGCGGTCGAAGTATAATGCTTACGCATCTGAGCGGCACCTGTAAATCCTGTAAGATTTACGATGTTACCATTTTCATCAGTCACATCAATAGACGTAGCAAATGAAGTGCCTTGATCGATAATGATATTTGCTTTCAGTGCCATTTAATTCTTCCGCTATGTTTATTCAAAACTATAAGATGTTACAGTTATCACCCAATATTTAGTTTCTGCACCATTTGATGCTGATACGTTAAACGTTTGTTCATTGAAACCACCTGTATAAGCTGCTACAAGTTCAATTGATGAAGCACTTCCTCCACTTGCAACACTGGCGTATCCACTAAATCCATCTCCTCCAGTATAAGTCCAAACTACGCTTGAAGAAGCTGTGATAGTATAACCTGCTTGGGAACCATACGCTTCGGCAGTGTCAAAAGTCGGAGATGATATTGTGCCGCCCACGGGACTAAAAGTAACTAAGGCTACATCTGCATACGGACGTATTCCTACATATTGCCACGTAGATCCATTCCACATTTTAACGGCGGCAAAATCTTGGCTCCCGACCCACGACGAGCCGTTCCAATATTTAACAGGTTTAGCAGATAGGAACGTTAGCGGCACTTATTATTCTCCTGGCTTAGATGGCCAAACAACGTCTGCTGCATTTGTATAAGTCTGAGGAAGATCTCTTAAAGTTTGACGATATGTAGCCCAAGCAGTTTTATCTCCAGGCCAATCTGCCATTTGAGTATAGTCAGATAAAGCTAGAAGATTATTTCTTTTCGATCTAATTTGTTCCCAAGTAATTACCACGACTCGATCTTGCAAAACAAGATTTCCTTGTGATAAAACCAATTCTTTATTTTGCATATTCATACCATGGAGAAACTGCTGGTGTTGCTCTGCGGTAATTTCAACAATATCTTGCGGCAATGACGGATACCCAAAATCAGTATCGTAAAAACCTTTTGTTGTTGGGCTGTAGTAAATTGTCATTTTATTAATATCCCATTGCTAACCAGTAACCGGTATGAGAACTTTCATCTCCGTTAAACCAACTGAAACCAGTTGTTGATACACTAAAAATGGTTGCACCTTTAGAAGCCTGTCCAAATACGCCTGTATCTCCTACGCCATTCATCACAGCTCGGGCAACCGCGGTGAACGATGTTGGAAATGATCCAGATCCTGTAGTATTTGGAGTAACAGTTACTGTTCCCCACTGAATAATTGCTCCGTTTGGCAACTTAGTCCATCCATTTGACGAGAGACTTTGTGTATATCCTGTAGTTCCTGCAGTGTCAATCCAGATATCACCAGCCGCTGAAGCAGTAGGTTGAGTCGCTGTTACAAAAACTTGGCCGCCACTTGTAAATCCTGCGGTGACGTGTCTTAGAATAGGCGCGACAGCACCAGATGCACTTCCTTGGGCACCTTGTGGTCCGGTTGCACCTTGAGCACCTGTTATACTTGAACCTGCCGCGCCTTGAGCACCAGTTGCACCTTGTGCTCCGTTTATTCCAGGAGATCCTTGAGGACCAGTTGCACCTTGAGCGCCTTGTAATCCTTGAGCACCTTGAGGACCAGCAACTGAAGATGCTGCACCTTGTGCACCTGTAAGGCCTTGCGGTCCCTGTGGTCCTTGGATACCTTGCAAACCTTGGGCGCCTTGAGGACCGGCAACGGTTGAAGCAGCACCTTGAGCACCAGTTGTTCCTTGCGGTCCCTGAGGTCCGATAATTCCTTGTGCACCTTGTGGTCCCGTCGGTCCTTGAACCGAAGGTCCTTGTGGTCCTTGAGAACCAGTTGTTCCCTGTGGACCCTGGGAACCAGTTATTCCTTGCGCGCCTTGTGGACCAGGAACTGTCGAAGCTGCGCCTTGAGCACCAGTTGGTCCTTGAGAACCGGTAGATCCTTGTGCACCTTGAGCACCAGTTGCACCTTGCGCACCTTGAGGTCCAGCAAGTTGCGTCCACACCAAGTTAGCTGTCGCTCCACTTGATGCAAGGACGAAACCTGTTGTTCCAGCAGATTGTGTAGGTAGAAGGTTATTGATCGATCCGCCTGTACCGCCCCGAGATGTAGGAAGTGTACCGACAGTAATAGCAGATGCATCAACAAATACGCCTGCCGCGTTTACTGTTAAACCAGCATTCGCTACAAAACTAATCGTAGGATTTCCAGAAACGCCGTTGCCGTTTGTTACGCTAATGCCGTTCGTAGAAGCAATCGATACCGTAGTACCTGTTCCTGTACCAGTTCTGACTACGATACCATTCGCCGAGATATTGTATACGGTGTTAGCATTGCTTGCTGTACCAGTATAGAGCGACGAGTTAACGCCTGCTCCACTCGGGAAATTCACCGTATTTGTAACGGTGATATTGTTTGCAAAGACATCAAAGCGAGCAGTCGTAGTACCAAGTGCACCACCGTTTGCATCTGGTCGTAGTGTTCCATAAGATGTCGTATTAAATACGAAAGCATTGAAACGGTTTGAAGTATTACCGAGTGGCTGCTGATCTGCAATCAGAAGAACCCCGCCTTGACCGATGGTAACGTTGGCGTATACAAGAGAACCATTTACTACAAGGTTACCAGATACAACAAACAAGTCGTTTTTAAAGTGCGCGTTGGCTTCTACGTCGACACGATCATAGAAGATCGCGTTGCCAGAAGCAACTAGACCGTTATCAACCTTAAATCTATTATTTGCGCCTGACATATATTACCTTACTTAATGAATTGAGCAACAACTTTTGCAGCCGTGCTAGATCTTGTTTGATTGACATATACTCTTACGTTTGCAGTAGCCACGTTCGCAGAGAAAGTACCAAGTAAGCTGACTCCGGAATTAGCTGCAACAGGTGAAGAAACCGTACCATATGTTGTAAGCTGCGCAGTCGAATTATCATGAGCAAGTAGTACTTCAGAGATCTGTGTATTACCAGCATTTTTCAATTGAATGAGAAGTTTAGCAGTGCTATAGTCTGCCTTTGGATATTCGAAGACAAGAAGATCTGAACCAGTCGTAGCTCCAAGATTTCCGTTTGCAAAGATATCAACTACGTGCTCAGTCTTGAAAGTCACGATGTTTGCATGTGTAGCAGGACCAGTCACTGCGAGCGTATTCGCTAGAGCAGTTGCTCCTGTTACTCCAAGAGTACTCGAAAGCGTTGTAGCTCCAGTTACAGTGAGCGTATTCGAAAGATTCGTATTTCCTGTAACCGTCAGCGTATTTGCAAGAGCAACGTTCGAACTGACTGTCGCAGCACCTACAACAACAAGATGGCTTGTCGGCGTAATGGTAAGATTCGCAGATGCAGTGATCGATCCATTACCAATCGCCGTATTAAACGTTGCATTCCCAACAAGAACCGTAGTAGCATTTGCAACGACATTCGCTCCGACTGCAACAACTGTTTGGTTAGCAGTAACAATACCTGCAAAGAATCCTGTCGGTGTAACGTTAGATGTCGACGTTGAGTTGACAATGCTAACAATTCGAGTATTCGCTAAAACGGTATTACTACCTTCTGCGGTGAAGAATCGAAGCGATGTTAACTCAGAAGCGTTAAGCGTATTACCTACAAATACTCCGCTACTATTTGCTACAACGTTACCAATCGCACCTGTTCCAGTGATTTGCACTGTACCACCATTGGTAGCATTTGCCGTGACGTTTGCGCCGAGCGAGATCTGAATAGTATTGGCAGTAAAGATGCCAGTTTTAAATGCGTTCGGTTCGATGTTTGCAGTGGCACTCGAGTTAGCGATGCTAATGATTCGAGTATTTGCAAGAGTGGTGTTTGAACCTTCAGATGCAAGGAAACGAACTGATGTGACTTGTGAAGAGTTTAAAGTATTACCTACATGCAGGCCACTACTATTTGCAACCGTATTGCCGACCGTACCAGTTCCTGTTACTTGGATCGTGCCGCCGTTGGTAGCATTCGCAGTGACATTGGCACCAAGTGAAACTTGAATGGTGTTAGCTGTAAAGATGCCTGTCTTGAAACTGATAGGATCAATATTTGCAGATGATGTTGTATTGGCAATGCTAATGATCTGATTGTTTGCGAGTACGGTATTGCTACCTTCTGCGGCAAAGAATCGAACACTCGTCATCTGACTGTTCGTAACAGTATTGCCTACATATAGGCCGCTGCTATTTGATACACTGTTACCTACTGCTCCGGATCCTGTGACTTGGATCGTACCACCATTCGTGGCATTAGCAGTGACATTGGCACCTAATGTAATCTGAATCGTGTTCGCTACAAACAATCCAGTGCTAAAGCTAATTGGATTCATCGTAGCAGTGTTAGTGCTATTCGCGGCAACAACTGCGAATGCAGTTGCTGTTGTATTCGTGGTCGAGTTCGACTGAATCGTCAGCTTCGTTGTGTTAGCGACAAGGTTTGCACCAGTCAAACCAGCATGTAGACCGTACTGCCACATGAATGTGTTCGAAGAACCATTGGCAACTTCCAGACGAATTTCGGTCGATGTCACGTTGCTCAGAACAGTGTTCGTACTGATCATGAGATTCGCAAACGAACCGTTGACGTTTCCGCCTTTCATCCAGTTTGTTACGACGAGATTATTAGCCCCGAATGTTCCGTATAGCTGAGCTGTTCTTGGAAACGCAGTGTTACCCGTGTTTGCATACGTGCTATTTGCAGTGATGATTTCTGTCGAAAGCGCGTGAAGAAGTTCATTGGTCTCGAGGAGCCAAACCTCGAACGAGTCGGTAATTACATCAACATTAGCTACTGGTCTTGACATTAATTTCTTCCATTCACTACTTGTAAGAGTAGAGTTTTAATTTCTTTGAGATCGTCTTCGACTGCACTGATTCTATTCGATAGCTCTTTGCTATTCTTCGCTTTCGATCTCTCTGCTACAAACTTTGCATAAGATGCATCGTCTGTATTTATGAAAGCTCCAGTAGAAGTATCTTTCATGAATCCATCAGTTTCAGTCTTGACTAACATTATGCGGAAACTCCGATAACCTGAATAGCCTCTACCTTTGGAACAATGTGAGATTGCGT